GTTATGATAGTAACAAACACAACCAAACTATTGATGGAGGCACCGCACCTTGTTAAAATAGGCGTGCAGCGCGGCTGGCTATCGTATCCCAAGAACATGGCATTCAAGGAAGACGGCACGCCAGACCCGGTGATGCAGGATGAGCCCGAGGTCACCGAGCAGCGCCATACGCCAGATCTGGCACGCAAGGCCTACGACCTCCGGGACCGTGGCCTCTCATTAAACGACGTCGCAGCAGCCTGCCAGGTGCCCCGAGGCAGCGTCGTCTACCTGATCAGCAAGGGGCATGAACTCTTTCTCGCAAGCCAACGGAAGGACATTGAACCATGACCGCAAACAAGGCAGAATCCCAACAGATGGAAGATCCATTCATTTACGCACCGCAGCCGACCAGCAAGGTGCAAGGCATAACCCAGGCAGGCACTAGGCCTTCCATCCATGTCTCGCTGTACGCCTACGGTGGCATCAGTGCTGCGTGCATGATGTCCTGGGTTGATCTGACGGCCACGTTTGCCCGTAGCGACAGGCAGACCGATCTGCGCACCATTCGGGAGGATGCCCTCATCAGCCGGTCACGGTGCCGTGCCACGAAGTGGTTCTTGGACTCGGGCAAAGATGTTTGGGTCCAAATCGACCACGACATTGAGTTCACTGCAGCCGATGTCATCCGCATGGCCGAGTTGGCCCATGAACACCAGGCAACCGTCTGCATCCCATACTCCTGCCGCTCACTGCCCGCCAGGCCGGCCCTACGCCCGAAGGTGGAGCACCTGCAGGCACTGAAGCACCAGGTGAATGACGCTGAGTGCGCCTCTGAGCTGGTGCCTATCACCATGTTCGCATCGGGATGCCTCGCAATCCCCCGTAAATGCCTTCTGGCGACACTTGAAGCGCTGGAAGGGTCAGGAGTGCAGAACCCATACAGAATCGACTGGTGCGAGGATGTGCGCGTCGAGCGCTTCCCGACCCTGTGGATGCCCCTGGCCATGGAATCAATGCCCGGTAAACTCGAGTATCTCAGTGAGGATTACGCCGCTGCTGTCAGGATGACCCTGTCCGGAGTGAAGCACTACTCCATGAAGCCCAAGAAGCAGCTCAACCATTGGGGAGAGTTCCCATTTAGCTTTGCGCCTTATGCCGGGTAAGAAGGACAAGAAACCGAGCATCGAGGACGTCGCCAAGGCAGCCGGAGTCAATTACCTGTACACCCAACGAGTGCTGGCAGGTAACACCGAGATTCCCCAGGCAACGCAAGAGAAGGTCTTCAACGCAGTCAAAGAGCTCGGGTACGTCAAAAGCCATCACCCCAATCAACACTTCAACAACAAGCTGACCCAGGAGAAAGCGGACGCTGTTGTCGCTGGTATCCTGGAGAACAAGTCGCTTGAGAAGATAGCGGAAGACACCGGACTAAGCCCTACGACTGCGTTTAAGCTGATCCGAGGCGTTAAGGTCCCAGTCGATTACCCTGAAAACGAGGAGGATTGGCGCAAGGATGTGACGGGTTTTCTGGAGGTTGCGATCTGGAAGGGCACCAAGCGACTGGCCGAATCCTCTATTAACTTGATAGATGATCGTGGCTTGCCCGTAGCGGTGGCCGTGCTGACCGACAAACTTGCTGTAATTAAGGGGCAACCCACCTCAATTCACCTCGCCATGACGGCCTCTGTGAGCCACCGGGACCTGATGAAGGACCTCAAGGAGCGCGATGTGACCCCCGTCAACGACGAGCAGACGCCCGACCTGGTTTAGGTAGTGGCCCAAAATGTCCTACCCCTACCGCGGCATCACCACCGAAAACCACGCATTTGGGCCTATTTCGGGCACTCATGCCTACAATAGCAGTTATATTCACTTCGACGCTCAAACACGCAGCAAACCCCTGCAAACATTGATCGAAACGCACGTCAGCACCCCTCGGCAGACCCAATGTCCTACCCCGTTACACAAGGCAGACACCAGGCCGGCCGGGCCCCGGGGGGAGGGGGTCGGGCAATCCGCAGGAACGGTAAAAGTCGACGGGTTTCCCAAAACGAAAAATATTGATAAATGAGCCAACCCCTCTGCCTCACCTGCTCCAAGCCCTTCGAGATCATCAAGGTCCGCACCGGCTCCAATCAGAAGCGCTTCTGCTCCGACCACTGCAACGACACCTGGTGGAACGAGCAACCCCTGCACCCTGTCATCCCTCGAGTCGATGCCCACCACCCCCGCGCCCTTGAGCTCAAGCAGAAGCGCACCCAGCTTGTCCTGCTTGAAAAAGCCGACCCCTACACCTACGGCTTCATCCCGGACCACTGGGAGATCGCCAACACCGAGTTCCAGGCCACCCAGGAGCTCCTGATCTCCGGCGGCAACCGGGCTGGTAAAACCCTCTGGGCCGCACGCCGCGTGGTGCAGACCCTCCTAGAGAAGGAAAACGCCAGTGTCCTCTGCTGCCACACATCTCACGCCACCTCGGTCACAGTTCAGCAACCCGCAATCTACAATTACCTACCCGTCGCCCTCCGGGCGACCAAGAAGGGCCGCATTCACTACTTAAACTACAGCCGCAAGAACGGTTTCACCGACGGCTCATTCATCCTACCCAACGGCAGCCGCTGCGACTTCCTGAACTACACGCAATCCGAGAACACCATCGAGGGCCGGGAGGCCGACCTGATCTGGTGCGACGAGCTGGTCCCTCAATCCTGGGTGGACACACTGCGCTACCGGCTGATCACCCGCCGCGGCAAGCTCCTCGTGACCCAGACACCCCTCGAAGGCGTAGCATCGGTCTACAAGGAGTTCACTGCCGGCTCCTCAATCTCCGCTTTCCACGACGCCGAGCTCATCAAGGGCAAGCAGGCGCTGCCCACCTGGCCCCTCGGTAAGGCCGCCCGCACCATGGTGCAGCCCCAGACCAACCGGCGCACCGTGTTCTTCTTCTCGGAGGACAATCCCTACAACCCATTCGACGAGATGAAGTTGAAGCTCGTCACCTCGCCTATGGGGCAGATCCTGACCCGGGCCTACGGCTGGGCCAGTGACAACATCGGCAAGGCATTCGCCCGTTTCCGCCCCGATATCCACTGCATCCCGGCCTCCAAGGTGCCCCCGGGCGGCACGTTGTACATGGTGTGCGACCCTGCAGGCGCCCGCAATTGGTTCTGCCTGTGGCTCCTTGTGTATGAGGACGGCAAGCGCATCGTTGTCCGCGAGTTCCCGGACTTCTCCAACTTTGGCGAGTGGGCACTGCCATCCGAGAAGCCCGACGGCAAGCTCGGGCCTGCCCAGACTCTGGATGCCGGGCGCTCGATCTCCGAGTACCGCGCCCTTTTCCGCCAGATCGAGCAGGACCTCGGCTACGGCGAGCCTGTGATGCGCCTGATCGACCCGAAGGCAGGCGGTTCACCCGCTCTTTCCGAGGCTGGCGGCACCACGCTGATCGACCTTCTGGCCGAGTCCGACAACCCCCTCGACGAGCCCATGGCCTTCGTACCTGCCCCGGGCGTGCCCGTCGACCAGCGCACCAGTGCCATTAACTCGCTCCTCTCCTACGACGCCACCCAGCCCCTGACCCCGCTGAACGAGCCATCGCTCTACATCACCGACGACTGTGCCAACCTGGTGTACGCACTTTCCGAACACACCGGGCGCGACGGGCAGAAGGGCTGCACCAAAGATCCCATCGACTGCCTGGGGATGCTTTTGGTCTCAGGTCTTGCCTTCGTAGGCCATGGGGGCTTTGATTGCCGCGGCGGCGGCGGATACTAAACCATTTCACTATGCAAGGAGATTCCTACAAGCAGGCGACCGACGTGATGGCACGGGTCGGTGATGAGCCCAATGTCAGCGCACTGACCGAGGAGCTGCGGCGCTCGGCCACCGACTACGGCGTGTTCGCCCGTGTCGAAAACTCCGAGAATGTGCGCTACTGCCGCTGGCCCGGGCAGACCGACGACGGCAAGAAGTGGAATGACGCCAACCGCAACAAGCCGGCATTCCCTTGGGACGGCGCCTCCGACACCCGCATCCCGCTGGCCGACGAGGTGATCAACGGCCTCGTGGACCTCTGCAGCACCTCCTTCTGGCGCTCGATGCTCCGGGTCTCGCCGACCAACATCAGCCAGCTCGACCAGGCAGTCACCGCGCACAACCTGATGGATTGGACGGTCAACGCCCGGATGTACAACGACCTGACCCGCGAGGTCGAGCTGCTCTCGCAGTACCTCTGGACCTACGGCTGGGCAGGCGTCCACGTCACCTGGCAGCAGGAGATGGGACAGCGCGAGCAGTACCTGACCATGGACCAGATCATGGCCCTGGCCGCCCAATCCCCCCAAGACTCCATCCTGGCCGACCTGCCCAACCTCATCGCCAACCCCGAGGCCGACGACCAATCCGCGGAGCTCCTCCTTTCGGCCTTCCCCAACCTGCGCAAGCGCCGGGCCCTCAAGGCCATCCGCGACCTGCGCACCGAGGGCGAGTGCAACTTCCCGATCCCCACCATGGTCACTAACAAGCCCATGGTGGCAGCCCTCGCACCCTACGACGAGCTGGTCTTCCCGCCCGAGACCACCGACATCCAGTCCGCCCGGGTGGTCTTCCGCCGGTTCTACATGACCGAGGCCGAGCTACTGAACAAGGTCGAGACCGAGGGCTGGGACGCCGAGTGGGCCCAGGAGGCCATCAACACGATGGGCCGTTTCAGCGACTACTCGGCCTACACCTACGCCGCCGTCGGCCTGGCCGAAAACAGCATCCTCGACCGCGAGAACCTCATCGAGGTGGTCTACAGCTACCAGAAATCAATCGACTCCGACGGCATCCCGGGCGTGTTCTACACGGTCTTCAGCCCCCAAGTCGGAGACAAATGGGGCTACTTTGACCTCTTGGACTACACGCACGGCCAGTATCCCTTCGTTGTCTGGCGCTCCGAGCTGATCCACCGGCAGATCACCGAGAGCCGCGGCGTGCCCGAGGTTTGCTCGACCTGGCAGCACGAGGTGAAGGCCCAGCGCGACTCCATTTTCGACTATACGTCCCTGGCCACCCTGCCGCCCATCGAGGTCCCGAAGACCCGCGGCGGCAATCTGAAGATCGGCCCCGCCATCCAGATCCCGGTCCTGCGCCGTGGTGAGATCGGCTTCCTGCAGCCGCCAGCCCGCGAGCCCAGCGTTGCCTTCCAACTGATCGCGGCCATCGAGGCCCAAACCGACCGCTACTTTGGCCGCCCGACCGAGAAGGTCCCGCCGGTGATCACCCAGATGCGCCAGCAGCGCCTGATCAACAATTGGCTGCATGGCTGGACCGAGGCCTTCCGCCAGGTCCTTGCCCTCACGCTCCAATACATCGGCCCCGCCGAGATCCAGCGCATCACAGCCTCCTCGACCCCGCTGCCGCCCGACATCCAGGACTTCGATGTGATGCTGAAGTTCGACATCCGCGAGCTGTCCACCGACCTGGTCACCGAGAAACTCAAAGCCATCTCCTCTTTGGTCCTCCCGCTCGACACCGCCGGCGTCATCGACCGCGCCAAGCTCATCTCCGTCGCCCTCCGGGCCATCGACCCCAACCTGGCCAGCGAGCTGGTCATGCAGCAGGGCCCCGCCGCGCAGAAGATGTTCAACGAGACCAACGACGAGATCGCGCTCATGTCCCTCGGCAACCCGCCCCAACTGCGCGAAAACGACCCCACCGCGCCCATGCGCCTGCAGTTCAGCCAGCAGGTCCTGCAGTCCAACCCGAAGTACCAGGCCCAACTGCAGCAGGACCCGCTGTTCCAAGCCAACATGCAGAAGTACATTGAGAACCTGCAGTTCAGCGTCCAACAGCAGCAGAACGCCATCACCGGCAGACTCGGAGTCCAATGAAACTGACCGACGAACAACTCTCCGAGGCTCTGTCCGTGTCCGAGGAGCACCCGGTGCTCAAGGCCATGGGCCAGGTCCTCGACGACACGCTACGGGACGAGGTGCACAACGCCATCATCCCATCACTTTCCGCGGAGGACCGTGCCTACAACGCAGGCCGGGCAGCCGCGATCAAGGATCTCATCGCACAAATCAGTGCGTTAAGAAACGGGAGGGAGTT